CACAGGCGTTAGTGTAACAGGAACTGCAACTGCAACCACTTTTTCAGGTGATTTAAACGGCACAATAAATACAGCAACTACAGCTGTAACAAAAGCAAACGCAACAAACGACACTACAGTAGCTACTACAGCATTTGTACAAAACTTGATAGGTACAATACCTGCGGGGTTAGTATTTCAAGGAACGTGGGATGCGGCTACAAATACACCAACACTTACAAGTGGATCAGGCACAACAGGTCATTTTTATATAGTATCAACGGATGGTTCTACTAATTTAGATGGTATAACTGATTGGAAAGTTGGTGACTGGGCTGTATTTGTAGAGCAAGGGGCTACAGACGCTTGGGAAAAAGTAGATAACTCTTCTGTATTAGACGGGTCTGGTACAGGTCAAAAAGTAGCATTATGGTCAGGTTCAGGTACATCTAATACTTTAACGGATGCACCTATAACAGTCAGTGGTAGTAACGTAGGTATTGGTACTACTAGTCCCTCTCAAACTTTATCTGTAGAAGGTAATATTGAGCTCGGAACTGGCGGGTACATATATGGAGACACTACAACACCTTACCTTAGATTAAATAATGCAGCAGGCGCGTTTTTAGGATACAATGCTTCTTATGTTACAGTTGGCGGTCCAACAACTGTAGTCGACGCCGGCACATATGTAGCGAGATTTAGAAGCAATAAAGTAATATTTACTCAACCTTTATTTGTAGGTACATCTAATATTAATGACACGCCTACTGCTGAACTTCAAGTCAAAGGGTCAGGTACAACATCTGCAACAACAGCTCTATTAGTGCAAAACTCTGCTACAACTGAACTATTTAGAGTTAGGGATGATGGGAATGTGTATGCTCACGGGTCTGGTGCTGTAACTTCAAATACAGTATTTGGTAAAGATGCATTCATAAACAACAGTACAGGTGCTAACAATACTGCTATAGGCACAGAAGCATTAAGAGATAATTCTACAGGTTCAAAAAACGTAGCATTAGGTTTTAGTGCATTACTAAACAACACAGCATCTAATAATACAGCAGTAGGTTATGAAGCATTAAGAAACAACACAACATCGGTAGGAGTAACGGCAGTAGGATATTCGGCATTACGAAATAATACAGCTTCTTTAAATACAGCGGTAGGTTATGGTGCATCTCAATTCACCACAAGTGGTATAGGTAATATATCATTAGGTTATAATGCGTTAAATCGTAACTCAACAGGTAGTTTAAACGTAGGTGTTGGTACACAAGCATTAGAATTAAATACAACAGGAAGTAATAATGTTGCGTTAGGTTATCAATCGTTATATATTAACTTAGCATCTAATAATACAGCTGTAGGTCATCAAACATTATATAATAACACCACAGGAGCTGATTTAGTTGCTTTAGGTTATAGGGCTTTATATAATAACACAACAGGAATAAGAAACATAGCAATAGGTTATAATGCTTTAACTTTAAATTCTACAGGACTAGATAATGTTGCTGTTGGTGAAAGTGCATTATTTAACAATACAAGTTCGTTTAATACAGCTATAGGTAGAGAATCATTAAGATTTAATACTACAGGTGCTAATAATACAGCAAATGGTTTTCAGTCATTACGTAATAATACAACAGGAAGTAATAATGTTGCATTAGGTTATCAAGCAGGATATGAAACAGGAAATTTAACCGGCACTAGTAATACTTTTTTAGGATATAATGCATCTTACGGAACAGCTACCACGATCACAAACTCTACAGCGGTAGGAGCAAACGTTACATTGACTGATTCAAACACAGTTATATTAGGTAATAATGCAAACGTTGGTATTGGAATAACTAGTCCTGCTACTAAATTACACGTTCAAACCACTAGTGGTGTCACTGCTAGATTTGCATACGACAGCAACAACTATCAAGATTTAAACTGGGAAGGTAGTAATATCGTAGGAGGCTCTCATACATTTAAAATAGCAGGCTCTGAAAAAATGCGTATTGATTCTGGAGGTAAAGTTTTAATTGGCGTTACATCCAATCAAACTCAGTCTAAATTAACTTCAAGACAAGATGGAAGTTCAATTGAGTTTGGACACTTAAATCAAAGTGGACAATACTACGGAACTTTAGGGGCAATGTCTTCATCAGGTTCGCCGTTTATAGCATTTAGTGCTGATAATACAAACTCTAATACATTTACAACTAGAGGAGCAAAAGGTTTTGTTATTTCGCAAGACACTAACATAAGCGGGGATTTAATATTTAGTTCAGTTCCAAACGCAAATTTAGCAAACCAAAGTCTTGTTGAACGTATGCGTATCACCTCTGCAGGCAACATAGGTATTGGGACAACTTCTCCATCAGAAAAACTTTATGTGGCAGGTAGTATAGGCGTAAATACAGGACAGTCATTAAAATGGGGAGCAGGAGCAACGAGGATAGTAGGAGTTGATGGTTCATACATTGCGATGTATCCAAATAATTCAGAAAAAGTAAGATTTTTATCTAACGGTAATGTACTTATAGGAACAACTACAGACAGCGGTTATAAATTAGCAGTGGAAGGTTCAGTCGCTGTTCAAAACGCTCAAAATTTATGGATAAGAGGAGGTCGTATTGGATTTGAAAATACTGCATTAAATAACGCTGCATATATATATAATATTGGAGCATCAGGAAGTAGTAAGTTAAATATAGCAGATAGTCTATATGTTGTGGAAGCAGGCAACGTAGGTATTGGAACTACTAGTCCAACCACACCACTACACGTAGCAGGAATTACTCAGATAGTAGAAAGCGGTAATACTGCTTTTTATGGAGGCAACTACGTAAGAATGTTCAATAACCAAAATTATAATTTTAGAAATTCTGGCGGAACTACTATAGCTAACATAGCTATGAGCGGCAATACGTATTTTAATGGTGGTAACGTAGGTATAGGAACTACGAGTCCTGCGCATACTTTATCTATAAACGGTACGGTTTCTTCTAATTTATTTAGAGGGTATACGTATCCTGATAATTCATTTTTAGATTTTGACAAAGACGATACTGTAGCAATCAATTACACAGCTTTAGCAAGTATAGGAAGAATAGCTTACCTAGCAGATACAAATACAAATGAACCCGCTACTAATGCTGCGCACGAATTTTTTACCGGTACCTCAGATATAGATACTGCTACATCTCTAATGATTATTCAAACAGACGGCAATGTAGGTATAGGTACTACAGGTCCAGTCGCACCTTTAGACGTAAATGGTAATATACAGATAACTGGAGTAGGTAACACGTTAATATTTGACAACTCATCGGTAAAATGGCAGCAATATGTAAATGGAAATGAGTTTACATTAAGATACAATGGTGGTGTTTGGAGTGAAAGACTTAGAGTAGATACAGATGGTAATGTGGGTATTAGCACTACTAATCCTACGGAAAAACTAGATGTAAACGGAACTGTAAAGTCAACTGGTTTATATGTCACGTCAACACCTAGAATAGATGCAGGTGGTGGTAGCCAGCCAGGTCCAACACCTCTTCAGTCACCTTCTGATGCTATCGTTAAGGCAGGTGGTGATACGGCTATATATTTATCAGAACCTGATGAATGGTTAGTGGTTAATATAGGTGGAGTAGATTATGTAATACCGGCGTATCTATGATGAAGTTAACACCTGAACTAAGAAAAAAAATTGAAGCTAAAGGGAAGAAAATAATTCCCATATCTTTGCAAGAACTTAGTAAAGCTAAAAAAATAAAAAAGAAAAATTATGACAAATTATGATTGGAACTGTAAAACAGTAGACGCTTATCCACAAGATGGAGATTACACAGATGTAGTGTACAATGTACATTGGATTGTAACAGGAACTTCAGATTCTGAAGGTGTTACTTATTCATATACTATTATTGGTACGCAAGTATTAGATACTAGTGTTATCACAGATTTTATTCCTTTTGATGAACTAACTAACGAACAGGTAGTAAGTTGGACTAAGTCTGCAATGGGTGAAGAGCAGGTGGATAGTATTGAGACTGCTATTCAGTCTGAAATAGACAATTTAATTAATCCCACAAGTGTTACTTTGACTATAGGAGAGTCCGAGTAATTTTATTATATTTGTAGTAAAATTATAATCAAATGGAAAAATTAACGCAAGAAGAATTATCTAATTTACAAAAAGTAATTCAAGAATTTAATCAAGCAAAAATACAACTAGGAGAAACTGTAATTGCACAGCAAAATCTTTTAGAAAGTGTAAAACAAATTAAACTAGCTTACTCTGACATAGAGAAAAGTTTAATGGAAACTTACGGAACAGATGCTTTGATTAACATTGAAACAGGAGAAATTTCTAAAGAAGAAAAAAAAGAAGAATAAACTATGGCACAGATAAGTACTTACTCATCAATACAGACTCCAACATTAGACGATAAGTTAATTGGAACTGATATTGAAAATGAAAATTTAACTAAAAATTTTACTATATCAAGTATTTTATCTTTAAAAGCTATTAGTTCTACTTCGGTATTATCTTCAGTAGATAACACAAATCAAGAGCCAAGCGGCTTAGATTCCCCATTACAGGTAACATTTGGAGCTGCTCAAGGAGCAGCTTCTGACCCTGTTATGTTAGATGCACTTGGTAACATTACATTTAACCAAGCAGGACTTTACTTGTTTAATGGGTATGGAAATTTTGAAAGACAAGGCTCTTCAGGTGGAGTTACTGTAATTTTATTTAGAGCATTGTTAAATGGAGTTCAAACAGGACCTACTAAAGGTGTTGAGCTTTCAGGTACAGGCATTATGTTTCCTTATGAATTAACTTTACCTATACAAGTTAGTGCAGGAGATGTTCTTACTTGGGAAATTATGAGAGATAGTTCAGGCGTAAATGCAGGAGGGTTATATATTCACACAAATAGTGGACCTTGGTCTAACGTGCCATCTTCTGATATTAGAATATATAAGCTAGGGTAGTGGGTATAATTAGAAAAATATCTATTGGTCCTGATTACAAATCAGGTGCTATGCATTACATTACGGGTCAAAGGGTTCTTAATGATACATACATTATACATTTAATAAAATTTAATAATACAAGCCAATCAATAGAGATATGGATCGAGTCTAAAGATGAAATAGTTCTTTGGAAAGAGTTTACTCATACCGTGCCAATATCTATTGAATACAATATAAGATTTTAATGAAATCACCGTTTAGCTTTATAGTAAAGCCAATTGACGGAAAGAGATACAGTAATACAAAAGAAATAGCAGGTCTAGATCTTATTGTAAGCACATCGGAAGAAGATCATAAATTTTCTAACAGATATGCTGAGGTTATCGAAACTCCAATTGGCTACACAGGAGGCATCACAATAGGTGACACCTTACTTGTGCATCATAATGTATTTAAGTTTTACAACGATATGAAAGGTAGGCAGAAAAGTGGAAAGAGCTTTTTTAAGGATGATCTTTTTTTCGTAGACTTAGATCAATTTTTTATGTATAAAAACAAAGATGGTTGGAATGCATACGATAGGTATTGTTTTATAGAACCAATAAAAAGAGAAGACTCTATTATATTTAAGAATACTGTAGAAGAACCTCTAGTTGGTATTATGAAATATCCAAATGAATATCTTGTTTCAAAAGGAATAAATCCAGGAGATAGAGTTAGCTTTACTCCTGAAAGTGAGTATGAATTTACGGTAGATGATGAGAAGTTATATAGGGTTTACGATCATCAAGTAACAATTAAATTATGAACGTAAAAGAAACAAAAAAGAAAATAATAGAAGCAGGTCACAGAGCTGTTGAACAATTAATAAAAGTGGCTAAGGAAGATATTATTAAGCACGACCCCCAAGATGATTTGGCTGCTGATAAATTAAAAAATGCAGCAGCTACAAAAAAGCTAGCAATATTTGATGCGTTTGAAATACTAAATAGAATAGAGCTTGAACGAGAGTCTTTAGAGTCTGCTGAAAAAGGAGAAAGTAAAACATCAACAAAACAAGGATTTGCAGAAAGAAGATCAAAATAATTTGTACGTACAATTACACGACTATATACCAAAGAGTGTATTGTCTAGTAAAAATAAAGCTAAGTCTTGGTCGTATGGATATAACGAAAAATATGATGTTGTAATAATATCTAAAGATGGTACTTTAGGAGAAATAATATCTATAAATGGCTTGATAATAGGTCTACCATTAGCCCCTAAAAATATAAAAAAAAGGAGCAAAGATAATAAAAAAGAACAATATTGGGAAAGATCGGAGTTGCCTAAAGAGCTTGATAAGATTCAATCTATATTTCATTGGAATGAAAAGCCATCTGAGTTTAAGGACAGGTGGGTTGATTATATTGAATCTGAGTTTGATTCAAGAGAGTATGGGTATTGGTTTATGAATAATGGCGTGCCAACGTATATTACAGGATCCCACTATATGTACTTGCAATGGACCTCAATTGATATTGGATACCCGGACTATCGTGAAGCAAATCGTATATTGTATATTCATTGGGAGGCTTGTAAGGCTGATAAAAGAAGTTTTGGGCAAGTATATTTAAAAATAAGGCGTTCAGGTTTTTCATTTATGTCTTCGTCTGAATGTGTTAATACGGGAACTCTTGCAAAAGATGCAAGGGTTGGAGTTCTGTCAAAAACAGGATCTGATGCGAAGAAGATGTTTACTGATAAGATTGTGCCTATAAATAGTAGGCTTCCTTTTTTCTTTAAGCCTATAATGGATGGTATGGATAAGCCGAAGACAGAGCTTGCGTTCCGTATTCCGGCATCGAAGATTACCAAGAAGAATATGTACGACACAGATGATAGCGAGTTGTACGGATTGGATACCACAATTGATTGGAAGAATACAGATGACAACAGCTATGATGGTGAAAAGTTATTATTGTTAGTGCACGATGAGAGTGGTAAGTGGATTAAGCCGAATAATATTTTAAACAATTGGCGAGTAACTAAAACCTGTTTGCGATTAGGTAGCAAGATTATAGGTAAGTGTATGATGGGTTCTACATCCAATGCACTTAGCAAAGGTGGAGATAATTTTAAAAAGTTATATAATGACTCTGATGTCAATAGTAGAAACTCTAATGGTCAAACCAAGAGTGGGATGTATTCACTTTTCATACCTATGGAATGGAATATGGAAGGGTTTATAGATAGATATGGAATGCCTGTTTTTAGAGCACCTGAAAAACCTGTGCTTGGTGTTGATAATGAAATGATAAGTCAAGGTGCTATTGATTATTGGGAAAATGAAGTAGCATCATTAAAAAGCGATGCAGATGCATTGAACGAATTTTATCGTCAGTTCCCAAGAACAGAGTCCCACGCATTCAGAGATGAAAGCAAACAGTCTATATTTAACTTAACTAAAATATATCAACAGATAGATTATAACGATGCGTTAATACAAGAACATCACCTTACAAGAGGTAGCTTTCATTGGAAAGACGGCGTAAAGGATAGTCAGGTTATATTTAGCCCTGATAAAGGGGGTAGGTTTAATGTAGGTTGGACACCAAATAAACATTTACAAAATAGAGTAACTGAAAGAAATGGGACTAAGTATCCTGGAAATAATCATATAGGTGCATTTGGTTGTGACTCATATGATATTTCAGGTACTGTAGGTGGTGGAGGTTCTAATGGAGCATTGCACGGCGTTACAATGTTTAATATGGATGAAGCTCCAAGTAATGAGTTTTTTTTGGAATATGTAGCAAGACCACAGACGGCAGAGATATTTTTTGAAGAAGTTTTGATGGCTTGTGTTTTTTATGGTATGCCAATACTTATAGAAAATAACAAACCACGTTTGCTGTATCATTTTAAGAATAGGGGCTATAGAGGATTCTGTATGAATAGACCTGATAAATCTTATAATAAATTATCTAAAACTGAACGTGAATTAGGTGGCATACCTAATAGTAGCGAAGATGTTAAACAAGCACACGCAGCAGCAATAGAATCTTATATAGAAAAGTATGTAGGTTTTGATATAGAGGGCAATTATAGAAGTCCTGATGAAATAGGATCTATGTTGTTTAGTAGAACATTAGAAGATTGGGCTAAGTTTGATATAACAAATAGAACTAAGTTTGATGCAACTATAAGCTCAGGTCTAGCAATTATGGCTACCCAAAAGCATCTATATACTATAGAGAAAAAACAATCAAAAATAAAGATTAACTTTGCAAGATACAGCAATAAAGGAAATATTAGCGAAATTATTAGATGAAGGATGTTAAAATAAACATATCGTCTACAGGGTTTCCAAGTCAATTTGTATCTGATGCCGAAAAAGCAACAGATGAGTTTGGATTACAAATTGGACAAGCTATTCAGTACGAATGGTTTAAAAAGGATAGCTCACAATGTAGATTTTATAGCCAATGGGGAGAGTTTCATAGACTTAGGCTATATGCTCGTGGAGAGCAATCGGTTGGAAAATATAAAAACGAATTGGCAATTGATGGTGATTTAAGTTATTTAAACTTAGATTGGACTCCTGTTCCTATATTGCCAAAATTTGTAGACATTGTAGTTAATGGAATGTCTGATAGATTATTCAAAGTAAAAGCATATTCTCAGGATGCTATGTCTCAATCAAAGAGAAGTAAGTTCCAAGAAATGATTGAAGGTCAAATGTTAAATAGACCTTTATTAGAAAAGATAGAACAAAACACAGGGGTAAATGCATTCACAGTAGATCCTGAAACACTTCCTCAAACAGACGAAGAATTAGCTTTATATATGCAGCTTAATTTTAAGCCTGCTATAGAGATAGCTGAAGAGACGGCTATCAATACAATGTTTGACGAAAACCGTTACGATGATATTAGAAAAAGAATTGACTATGATTTAACTGTATTAGGTATCGGTGTAGCAAAGCACGAGTTTCTTCCCGGAGCAGGGGTTAAAATAGATTATGTAGATCCTGCTAATATTGTTTACAGCTATACAGAAGATCCTAACTTTAAGGATTGTTTTTATTGGGGAGAGATTAAAACAGTCCCATTAGTAGAATTAAAAAAGATAGATCCAACCTTAACAAATGAGCAGTTGGAGGAAATATCTAAATATGGGCAGTCTTGGTATGACTACTATAACGTAGCTCAGTATTACGATAACGATATATTTTATAGAGACACTACCACTCTAATGTACTTTAATTATAAGACAACTAAGAAGATTGTATATAAGAAGAAGATTAAAGATAGTGGTGCTATTTCTATGGTAGAAAAAGATGACCAATTTAATCCTCCAACAGAAATGATGGAAGAAGGGTCATTCGAAAAAGTAGAAAAAACCATAGACGTTTGGTATAATGGCGTTATGGTTATGGGTACTAATATAATGCTGAAATGGGAGTTGGCTGAAAATATGGTCAGACCAAAGTCTGCTAGTCAGCACGCACTCCCTAATTATGTTGCAGTTGCTCCAAGAATGTATAAAGGTGCTATAGAGTCATTGGTAAGAAGAATGATTCCTTTCGCAGATTTAATACAAGTAACACACTTAAAGTTACAGCAAGTTATATCAAGAGTTGTACCCGATGGTGTATTTATAGATGCAGACGGATTAAACGAGGTGGATTTAGGCACAGGTGCAGCATATAATCCTGAAGATGCATTAAGATTGTACTTCCAAACGGGTAGTGTTATCGGTAGAAGTTACACAGGAGATGGTGAGTTTAATAATGCAAGAGTACCAATCCAACAACTAACGGCTAATTCGGGTGCTTCTAAAGCACAAATGCTTATAGGCAACTACAACCATTACTTAAACCAAATAAGAAACGTAACGGGTCTTAATGAGGCTAGAGATGGAAGTTCTCCTGATCCTGATTCTTTAGTTGGATTGCAAAAGTTAGCAGCAGCTAATTCAAACACAGCAACTAGGCATATATTAGATGGAAGTTTATATATGTATAGAACAATGGCAGAAGGCTTATCGTACAGAGTTGCAGATATATTGCAATACTCAGACTTTAAGGATGAGTTTGTAAATAAAATAGGAAAGTATAATGTAAGCATATTAGGGGACATCAATGAGTTGTACATATATGATTTTGGTATATTTATAGAAGTGTCTCCTGACGAAGAGCAAAAAGCTCAGCTTGAGCAAAATATTCAAATGGCACTATCTAAAGGCGATATAAATCTTGAGGATGCTATTGACATAAGAGAGATTAAGAATCTTAAATTAGCCAATCAGTTACTAAAAGTTAAGCGTAAAGCTAAACAAGAAAGAGAACAAAAAATGGCTGCAACGCAACAAGCTATAACTGCACAACAACAATTGCAGTCTCAGCAGGTGGCTGCACAGACTGCTATGCAAAAAATACAAATGGAGTCGCAGTCTAAGATGCAACTAAAACAAGCTGAGGTCGCTTTTGAAATAGAGAAGATGAAAAACGAAGCTATGTTGAAATCTGAATTAATGGACAAAGAGTTTAGCTTACAGGTTCA